GAGCATGAGCAGCAGCTCGGTGCTGGCGTTGAGCGATCGGATGTTGCGCTCCGTGTAGCTCTGCTGCGCACAGATCACCGCGGCACCCGTGGCGATCTGCGGCACGTCGGCGGCCAGCACGCGAAACTGCGGCGACGTGCCGGCGACGCCGATGGCGTCGATCGGCTCGCGCTCGAAGTGGCCAAACACCTGGGCACCGCCGACCGAGACAAGCTCGGCCAGTGGCGCCACGTAGTACGGCCGCAGGTTGGCGTCAAGCATGGGCGCTTGCCGGCGCTTTACTGGCGCGCCGGCGCCGGCGCAGGCGTGGGTGCCGGTGCGCGCTCGCCGCGTGCGGACGTCAACACGTTGGCGGCCAGCAGCGGCGCGGCCGCGTCGGCACTCATCTCGACGAGGTCGCCGGCATCGAACCGCTTGTCGTCATGCTGCAGCGGCCCTTGCTCGATCCTGTAGCGGGGCATGGTGTTCCTTTCGGTGTCGGCGCGCGGGTGACCGGTGTAGCCCGTGCGCGATGGGTCGCCGCCGCCGCAGTCGGCGGACCGCGGCGGCGGCTCAAGCGCCACGCTGACTTGCGGGCTGTGACGCGCGGGTGGAATCGCTTACGCGACTGCGTTCTGGATCAGGTACCCGGCGTTGGCTGCTGCGATGACGGGAATCGCAGCGTCGGTGACGGGGTAGTACCAGCTCTTGGTGTTGCGGTCCCAGTAGCCCTCTTCGACCTGGAGGTACCCGTCGAGCTGGTACGTGTAGCCGTAGGTGGGCGTACCCAAGTCAGCGACGGAACCGGGCACCGTGTAGGCCACGATGCAGTCCTTGCCCCAGACGTCCGAGAACGTCGGATCGGCGGCGGTCGAATCGGCCGCTTGCACGGCGTCACCGATCAGCACGCGATCGACACCAAACAGCATCGCCAGCAGCTCCGGCGTGGCGATGTCGCGCGACGTGTACTTGATGCGGTCGACCACCTTGGGGTGCTGGCGGCAGAAGGCGAACACCTGCCCGCCCATGACGACGGTGTTGGGGCGCAACCCGACGCGCTGACGGACTGCCTCTTTCGCGGTCTCGATCAACTGGATCGGATCGGAGACCGTGCCGAAGTCAGACCACTGCGAGGTGCCCGACAGCGTGACGCGGTTGCCTGCGCCGTACGTGGCGAAAGTCCGCGCGAGGGCGGCGGCCTGGATCTCGAAGCGAAGCTGCATGGCGCGAAGCGCCTTGCGCACGGCGATCATGGCCATGTCCACGGGCGGCGCAACCGCGATGGCTTCCTGCTCGAGCTCGACCGGCACGCCGGCTTCGAGGGAGTGGTCCTCGAGGCTGTAGAGCTGCGAGCCCCAGCCGATGTTGATGCGCTGGGTCTTGGCGCCCGGAGCGCGGCGGGTGTTGTACTGGAGAAACTCCTCGTAGCCGAACGAGACGACGCGGCCGGCGCGCGTGCTCACGGGCACGCGCGGGAACAGTTCCATCGCGATGTACTGCGGGGCTTGGAAGCCGCGCGCGAGGTTGGTCAGAACGGGGTCGATGATGCGCGCTTGCGCGGGGGTCAATTGCGGCATGGTTCAGATGCTCCGGGTAGAGGTTGCGGTGAGGGTGCGAGCGACGCGCGGCGCTAGGCCGCGTTGTCGATCAGCCGCACCTCGATGAATTGGCCGGCCGCGGTGGAGGCTTCCAGCGCGATGCCCAGGCGCGCACCGGAGGCGGCCCAGGTGATGGCGCGGCCCGAGGCGTCGGACTTGACGGTGGCGCCCACGGAGATGGCGGCGCCGGTCTCGACGACGGCGGTGCCGATCGAGTCGACGGGCAGGCGGTCGCCCGCGACGGCGCTGCTGCGCGCGACCCCGATGGCGTTGGCGTCGGCGCCGGCCTGCGCGCCGGCGGCGGTCGCGAACCGGTGCGCGGTGATGGTGCCGGTCGCGGCGATCGTGAGGGGAAGCACGGGCGTGCTGTTGAACGACATGAGTCGGTCCTTTCAGAGTCGGGGGTGTACGGGCGCCGGCGCTAGGCGGCCTGGCGCTGTTGCTTTTCGATCACGCGCACCGCGTCGACGTAGCTCACCTTGTGCTCGGTGGCGTAGGTCTCGGCGGCCTCGTGCAGTTGCTGCCGGTCGGTGGCGGACGGCTTGTCCGCCGGCGGCGGCGTCTCGGCCAGCGGCTTGGGCGCAGCGACAGCGATCGCGGCCCGCGCCTGCGCGCGCGCATCGGCCTCGGCCTGCAGCACGGCCTGCGCGAACTGGCCGGCGGTCATGCCGTCGGCGACCGCCTTGCTGGCGAGCTCCGCGTGTGCGGGGCCGGCCGCCTTGGCGGTCGCGAGGATCTCGGTCACGCGCGCGCGCTCGCCGCGGGCGCCTTCGGTGACGCCGGCCGCGTGGCCTTCCTGGTGCACGGCGTCGAATACGGCGGGATGGTCCGCCTTGAGTTGATCGCGATTCATCGCGGATCGTCCTTTCGCAGAAGTGGTTGAAGACACGCGCGCACCGGCGCTGGACCGCATCTCATCGATCAGCGCGGTCAGCGTGGAAACACCGTCCACGAGGCCGGCCTCGATGCCCTGCCGTCCGATGAACACACGGCCATCGGCCATGCGGTTGAGCACGTCGTCGACCAACACGCCGCGCTGCGCGGCGACGGCCTCGACAAACACTGAATAGAGCGCATCGACTTGCTGCTGCAGAGTGGCGCGGCCCTCATCGCTGAGGGGCTGATAGCTCGACGCGACGCGCTTGTACTTGCCCGCGGTGATCTCGGTGGTCTTGATCCCGAGCGCTTCCTCGCGCCGGCTCACGTCAACGTGCGTGGCGACGACGCCGATGCTGCCGGTGAGCGTGGTCTCGTCGGCGATGAGCACGCGCTCGGCGGCGCTGGCGATCCAGTAGCCGCCGCTGGCTGCGACGCCGCTGACCCAGGCCGCGACAGGCTTGGACTCGCGCACGGACTTGACCATGCCGGCCAGCTCCATGACGCCATCGACCTGGCCGCCGGGGGAGTCGATCTCCAGGATGATCGAGGTGACTGCCGGGTCGTTGGCGGCAGCGGCGAGCTGATTGGCGACCTTGCGGGTGCTGGTGCCGCCGCTGATGTCGGTGAACAGGTTGGCGCGCTTGGCGAGCACGCCGACCAGGGAGACCACCGCGACGCCGCCGTCGTAGACGGTGTAGGGTTTCTCGGCATTCGCGAGCGGCTGACCGAGCCGCGCCTCCACCGCCTTGAGGTCGATCTTCTCTCCGCGAAGGTGGGTCTCGTAGACCGCGCGGATCTCCAGCAGCTTCTCGGGCTGCAGTGCCCACGGGCTGGTGACCACGTCGATGAGTCGCATCGCCTAGTTCTCCGTGTCGTCTTCGCTGTCGTCTTCGGCGCCGGCGTTGTCGTCGGCGTTGTCGTCGGGCAGCTCGCCGCCTTCGTCCTCCGCGTCGCGTGAGTCGTCACCGCCTTGCGGCATGACCGGCGCAGCCAGACCTGCGGCCTCGCGGGCCTTGACTTCGAGCACGCGCTGCTGGTGCTTGTCTTCCCAGCTCACTCCGTCGAAGGCAATGCTTTCCGCATCGAGCGTGCTGATGCCCAGGTTGACCCGAAGCAGCGCGGCCTTGACTTCCTTCTCCGGGTCTATCGCGCCCGGGGAGTCGCCGATCCAGGCGGCGGCCAGCCAGGCGGCCCGCATGATCGAGTCGTTGAACATGCCGGGCGCGCTGAGCCGACCGTCGAGCACGAGCTGCATGACGACTGCCTCATAGGCGGGCTGGCACAGTTGCCAGGCGAGCACTTGCCGGCGCTTGCGGAAGAAGCGCCAGGCTTCGAGCAGCGCGGCGCGCGCCGCCGAGTAGCTGGACTTGAAGTGCTTGATGAGCACTTCGAGCGGCAGCTCCAGCCGCACGCCGATCTGCTGCAGCACCGCAACCACGAATGGGTCGAAGCGCGCATTGGGTCGGCCGGGGTTGGCAATCTCGATGGCCTCGTTGTCGGCCAGGCCGACGACCGCGCCGGGCCCGAGCGCAAGCTCGTTACTGGCCAGCGGCGGCGCGGCGCCGCCGTTGGGCCCAGGTGCGTTGGCGGCCGGCGCGCCGACGGCGCCGGTCTCGCCTTTGACGAACACCGTGAACATGGCACTGACCACGGCGGCGGTGACCTCGGCCTCGGTGTAGCGGCCGAGCTGGTGCAGCGGCTCCATGACCGGCGCGAGGTACGGTACGCCGCGGCGCTGGCCGGGGCGAGTGATGTCGGCAAGCTGCAACAGGTTGCGCCGACCGTACTGGCCAAGGAAGCGCACCTCGGTCCAGGTGGTGCCCTTTCTGGCGTAGTCGCCCGGGTGGCGGTCGGCGATGTGCGCCGCCGTCACCCGGCCCTGCGGATCGACCGCGATGCCGCCGGCCAGCTCCAGCGTGTCGCCGGCGTGGTCGGGGTTGCTGACGCGGTCGGCCTCGATGAGCTGGATCTGCGTGCGCGCGATCGCGTCCTGCGGCCCGCTCTCGGTCAGCAGGCCGAAGCAGTCGCCCGACTCCAGCGCTGAGCGGAACGCCAGTTCTTGCAGTTGGTAGAAGTTCAGCCGCTGGCTCACGTCGCACCAGGCGGGGTTTTCGGCCCACAGCTCGAACAGCATGCGCGCCTGCTCGCCCCACTCGCGCGCCTGCGCTTTGGTGATGCCGAGCAGGCGCCAGCGCGGCGAGGGCTTGACCGACAGGCCGGTGCCGACCACGCTGGTGGTGACGGTGTTGACCGCGCCGCCGGCCAGCGGGTTGTTGCGCACCATGTCGCGCGAGAGCGAGCGCAGCCGGCTGATGGAGCCGAGCGTGGCGCGGTCGGCGCTGGTGTTGGCGGCGTTGACGGCGCGCGTGGCGCTGCGCGTACGGTCGGCGCCCACATAGCCGCCGTCGTTGCTGAAGTAGGCGAGCATGCTGCGCGCACGCACGCGCCGCATCTCGGCCTCGGGATCGAACCAGCCGACGGCTCGATCCAGCAGGTTGCGCTTGACGGGCAGCATCAGCGCGCGACCACGTACTTGATGCGACCCAGCGGGCCGCCGCCGGTGCCGGACAGCAGGTCGCTGACTTTGCGCTCCCACTCCTTGCGGCGCATCGCGATCTGCTCCAGATCGGCGCGCGTGAGCCGCTTGTCCTGGATGGCGGTGCTCTGCCCGTACTGCAGGATCTCGCGCTCTGCGCGCAGGTACAGGTCGAGCATGTACTGCGCGTCGGTCAGGCTGATGGCGCTCATGCTCAACGCACTCCGATCAAAGCACCCGCGACGGGCGCACGTAGTAGCTGGACTCCTCGGCGGCGATGAGCGCGCCCGAGGCTTCCCAGCGGTAGAACCACTGCCCGGCCTCGGTTGCGGCGGGCAACGTGACCTGGTATCTCCCGGTAGCCGGGTTGCTTAACTGGCCGCCGGTGTAGGCGGTGAGCACGCCGCTCGGCGAGCGCACGCGCAACACGGTGGTCGCGGCGACCGCGGCGCCCGCGA